ACACAATCCACAACTTCAGTATATGAAAGTACCTGATAGAGGATTGTGGTTACTTCAACATTATGGAGTGAAGGTTACTGATAAAGAATATCTTGGAATAAAATTAACAGATGGATTATACGATGATGCAAATAAATCTTATTTGATGTCATACAATCCTGATTTTAATCTTCGTTCCAATATGGCTTATATATTACATCAAGCTGATATGATGGCAACTCACATTGAGTTTGATCAATGGAAACGAGGTGAGGAATCAGGTGAAGTAATGAATACAAAAGTTCCAAAAACAAAAGACGAACAAAAACAAGTAGACAATCTCAAAAATAAATTTGATGAATTGTTTAATTAGGAGATATTATGTGGATAGGTTTAACAATATTATTTTTTATAATTAGTATCTTTACATCTACATTGGTGTATTACTCTTTACGAAGAATAACACAATACGAAGAATTAATTTTAGAAATTCAACAAGTAATTAAATTCTCAACAGATAAAATGAAACTTGTAGATGCTAAAGGACATTATGAATCAGATGACGAGACTGGTTTTTTCTTTCAACAATTAAAACAGATTCAATTATCTCTTGATGGGATATTTGAAGAGGAGACACAAAATGCCAAAAAAGAAAACTAATGATGTAAAAGCTGAGATTAAAAAAATAGTTAAAAAGAAAAAACGAAAAGTTTATTTTGGACAAGAGGTTCAAGATGCTGTTGTGGATTATAATTCATCAGAAAATGATAGTGAAAGAAATCAAATATATGGAACAAGAATACATGCAGCTTTCGATAAACTTGCTGAAAACATAATCAACACATTTAAGTTTACTTATTTTGATGACCCATTTCAAGATGTTAAACACGAAGTTGTAACTTTTATGGTAATGAATATGCATAAATATGACCATACCAAAGGTTCAAAGGCATTTAGTTATTTTTCTGTTGTAGCTAAAAATTATTTAATTCTTCACAATAATAATAATTATAAAAAATTAAAATCACATGATGGTATGGATGCGTTAGATAGACATAGAAGTAAAGACGCAGGTTATGAATCTGATATAGTAACATTAACAAATGAAATTATAGAATATTTTGATTCTAATATGAATACTATATTTAAAAAAGATAGAGATTTAAAAATAGGTTATGCTATTATTGACTTAATGAAACAGAGAGATGATATTGAAAACTTTAATAAAAAAGCCCTTTACATATTAATAAGAGAAATGACGGATGTAGAAACAGCTCATATTACAGCGGTGGTTAATGTATTAAAGAGACATTATAAAAAATTATTGAATACCTATCATAGACAAGGTTCAATAATTCATAATTTATCAGGTTCATTCTTTTAAAATATTAAGCCCACTTCAATAGTGGGTTTTTTTATTTTAAACAATTTCTTACAAATTTAATATTTATATATGAATAAGTCTATCTTTAGGAGATGATATGTCAGACAATAATGAAATATTTGAAGGAAAAACTTTCCAAGATTTAACAAAAGACATCTATGAGAACACTACAAAGCGTAAAGTTCAAATAGATTTGTTAATATCAGAAATTCACGGATTCATAACAACCATAGATGATGTGGTTATGGTAGCTCCTATTATAAAAGAATATATGGATACCGCTGTTCGTAATGATGAACATTTGGTAAAACTTGCTGGTGTACTACAAAGAATTATTTCTAAATCACAAGGTGAATCAGATGAATCAATGTTATTAAGTGATGATGAAAAAGCAGAATTAATGGGAACACTTCAAGATACTGTAGCTGATTTAGAAAAAGAAAGTCAAAGACTTGAAACAATAAAGGATAAAACAATTTCAAAAGGATTTTCGGAGAGTTAAGTGGGTTCATTATTTATATCACAAGAAGATAGAACTATAAAAGGATTTGCAGGAAAAGAATATCCTATACCTTTTTATTTACAATTTGTACCTGGAGTTGTGGTTGAAGTTGTACATTCTGAAGAAAGTCTTAGGTATTCTGGTGATACTACAATTAATTCAATTATTGCTAAACCACATATTACAGATAAATTACATAAAAGAAAAGCCTCACTTGGAGAAAGAGATAGATATTATCCTCTCTTTAGATTACATTCGGATATTCCATCAAAGGGAGATCCTGTTTTGTTATGTACAATTGGTAGGGTAAATTATTATATGGGCCCATTAAATACGATAACTAATAATCCAACTTGGAATGATGACCCTCAGTTTGTTAAAGAAATACCATTTACCGACTCTCAACAAACAATAGCACAAAACCCAATTGTAGAAAAAGGTCAATCGGAAAATTTTAATAGAGAAACCTTATATCCTCGTATGATAAAAAAACAAAAAATAGAATTAGATTATGGTAAAGCTATTAAAGAAACTACTGGTGATACTTTATTTGAAGGAAGGCATGGGAATAGTATTAGAATAGGAAGTCGTAGTAATAACCCATATGTATTTATTTCAAATAAAAGACACCCGTGGAATAAGATAGAGTCTATTAATGATGGAAGTCTATTGAGTATAATTTCAAATGGAACAATAGACCAACATTTGGGTGGAGGTTTCAATTCAGATAACAACCTTATTAAATTTCAATTACAATCTGACACTGTAGAAAATAATACTTATCCAATTGGAACTGTACATTCAGATTTAAATAATGGTGCTGATATTCAAGATACAATTTATGGGTATAATGGAAACCAAATGTTATTACATTCAGATAGAATTACTTTAAATTCAAAACTTGATGATATTTTTATTTCATCAATTAAAGATATTTATATTGGTAGTGGGAGACATTTATCCTTAACCTCACCAACAAGTTTAAACATTTTATCTAATAATGTTAATATTGGTAATCCAAAACAATCTACTATGGAGTCAATGGTATTGGGTGAAAAATTAAAAGAGGTATTGAATGACATTGTTAATTTATTACCAACAATAAAAATACCAACAATGTTAGGCCCTCAAGTTCCGATGCCGGATATACAAGCTAAAATAACACAAATTACGACAAAAATTGATAACATTACAAGTACAAAACATAAAATAGAACAAGGATAGTTATGAAAAAGAAAAAAACAAATATAAAAACTATAATCAGAAAAATCGTTAGAGAAGAAGTTGCGATGGCCATCAAGGAAGTAATAACTGAATTGAAACAACCAATTGAATCTCAACCAAAACCACAACCTAAGAAAATCATTGAGAAAAAATCATTTACAAACAATTCAGTATTGAATGATGTATTGAATGAAACAGCTCAAGATGGTGAATGGAAAACAATGGGTGGTGGGGAATATACTTCAGATAGAATGAATGAAGTTATTGGAAAACAACAAGTATCACCAAGTGACCCAATGAGTAAATTTTTAAATAAAGATTATAGTGAGGTATTAGAAAAGTCAATAGAGAAATCTAAAAACAAAGTTGGAAGATAACAATGGGATTAAAAGCAGATTTATTAGATGCAATATTACAAGCTTCATTTGATACTGGTATTGAAGAACCACCTGATTTATCAAATGGAACTTTTCCAGAAAGATTAGCTCATTATCAAACGGAAGCAATTGCTAAATTCTTAACTGAAGCTGAATTTAGAATTACTAAATTACATGCTCCGGTTGTTGTTGAGGAATTAAAAACCCCTGATCAACCAATTAATATTGAATTAGAAACATTACTTGGTGAATATCAACCTGTTTTAAAAATGTTAAAACAAATTGGTAGTCCTTTAGGTTTAGGTTCTGCTATAGATTCATTGGAGGGTGAGATTGAAAAAGCAATAACACCATTATTAGAAGGTGGTGGTGTTTTACCAGCTTTAAATATAAATAAAGATGGTGGTGGATTACAATCAACTGGTTATGTATTTATTGGTAATGAACCTGACTCACAAGATGATTTTGATGTAGAGGACGAAAATGGACAAAAAGAATTTACAACTGTAAAATTATTTAGAGATGATATTGAGGACTTATTATAATGGCTATTAAAGATACATCAAGAAAACCTTTTATAGAAGATAATGATACTAATGTAAAAATTGGTATTGATTTACCAATTCGTAGAGATAGGGGTATTGATGGATTTTTTGCAACTACTTCAACAACCATTGAAGCTGTAAAAAACAATATAAAAAACTTATTACAAACTGAAGAAGGTGAAAGATTATTTCAACCAAGTTTAGGATTAAATTTAAAAAAGTTATTATTTGAACATATTACAAATGAAAATTTACTTAGTATTCAAGATGCCATATTAGATAGATTAGAATTTTGGTTACCTTTTGTTGAGGTGAGAAATATTGAAGTTTTAAGTAGAGACGATGATACAGATATTGGAATAAATGAAATTAGAGTAAAAATATTATTTAACATTAAACAAGACCCAAACACTTTAGATTCAGTATCTTTGAGTTTTTCAAGTGGTGTAACAGAGGGAGATAGATAATGCCAAATTATGGTAAAAACAATTTTAAAGAATCAAATGTAAATTATTTAAATAAAGATTTTGGAGCATTAAAACAATCATTAATGAATTATGCTAAATCTTATTTTCCAGATAGCTATCGTGATTTCAATGAAACATCACCTGGTATGATGTTAATTGAAATGAATGCTTATGTTGGTGATGTATTATCATTTTACATTGACCAACAATATAAAGAAATGTTATTACCATTAGCAGAAGAAAGAAGAAACATAATCACAATGGCTAAGATGTTTGGGTATAAAGTAAAACCAATCGTACCATCTTTTGTAGATTTAACTTTTACCTCTAATGTAAATGCTTCAAGTGGTGATGTATCTAAAGTTGATTATTCTAATGCTGGTGTTTATGATGATGGTATTGAAATAATTTCATCAACAAACTCAGATATAATTTTTTCAACATTAGAACCAATTGATTTTAGAATAACAGGTTCAACTGATACTGATATAATTGCAACTACTGATACGAGTGGATTAGCTTCAAAATATCAATTATCAAGAACTGTTAAAGCAGTAAGTGCAACTCAAAAAACAATTACATTTCAAGTTGGAATACCTGAAAAATTTAAAACACTTACTATACCCGATACCAATGTTGTTGATATTATTTCCTGTGTAGATTCAAATGGAAACAATTGGTATGAAGTTGATTTTCTTGCACAAGATAAAGTTCCAATCACTACTCACTACACGGATGATATTAATAGAGATTCAGCTTATTCAACAGAAGATGGTGAACTCGAAGCTTCAGCAGCTGTACCATTTTCATTAACATATATCAAAACATCAAAAAGATTTACTCGTGAAACAAATCAAGACAATACAACATCATTGGTGTTTGGGAATGGAGTTTTAAAAAATGGAGATATAATAGATGGTGATTATATTGATATGGAACAAGTTGGAATTATAATACCTGGTCAAACAAATGATTTAAATGAATCCATTAATCCACTGTTGGGAGATGAGTATTCAACATTAGGTGAAACACCAAATAATATAACTCTTACAATAACTTATAGAGTTGGTGGTGGTATAAATTCAAATGTTCCAAGTGGTGATTTAACATCTTTACCAACTAAGACACCTATGATAGGAGCAGCTGCATTAACTACTGTTACAAATGAAAAGCAAGCTTTTGGTGGTAAAGATGAAGAAGACACAATTGAAATAAAAGAAAGAGCAAAAGCATTTTTCTCAACACAAAACAGATGTGTGACTAAAGAAGATTATGAAGCTAGGGTGTTGAACATACCAGCAAAGTTTGGAAACATAGCTAAAGCTTATGTTACACGAGACGCTCCTGAAATTCTCGGTGATACTAATTTAACAACAGTTCAAACCTATGTAGCTCAAAGTAATACTTTTATAAGTTACTTAGGAAATTATATAAATGGTGATGGTTTTGAAACATATGTTACAAATGGAGATGTGGGGGGACTTAGAGAGCAGATTCAGATGGAACTAGATATAATTCCAACTGCACCAAATATATCAAATGATTTAGCTAGAGAATTAGAATTAGGAACAGTAAACATTTATGTGTTAGGATATAATAATTTTAAACAATTGGTTGGTAATCCAAATACAATAACAACTTTAACAAATGATAATTTACCTACAACCTTAACATCAAATATTAAAAAATATTTAGAAAATTATAAAATATTAACAGATTTTGTAACAATCAATGATGGATATATTGTAAACTTTGGAGTTTTCTTTGATGTTATAGCTGAAAAATATGCTAATAAACAACAAGTTAAATTAAATTGTATACAGAAAATAAAAGATTATTTCAGAATAGAAAAAATGCAATTCAATCAACCAATTTACAAAAGTAATTTAGAATATGAATTAATGGGTGTTGAAGGTGTTCGTTCTATTGGACATGTAACTATTACACAAGATGAAGATTATTTTTATGAAGATGGTGAAACATTAAACTCACCAACCTATACTTATTCACATACAAATGATAGTGGAGTTGATATAGATGGATCTGGTGTTAATGACGCTGGTTACATTGTAGCTGATGGTGGTACGACTGGTTATGGATATAAATATGATTTTTCATTCGCACTTTCAGATGATGGTACAATTGTATTACCACCAAGTATATCAACACCATCGGTTTTTGAATTAAAAAATCCAAATCAAAACATACAAGGGAGAGTTAGATAATGCATCATTTTATTTTTCCATCACAAGACACTTGGGTTTCAAGTGGTTCATCAACAATAACAGGTGAATCATTTAGAGACCAAAACTTCGGAAGAGACCAAATATTAGAAGTTAAAAAAGAATTTTTTAACAGTTCATTTAATT